CACATCATTATTCAACTACAAAGGCAAGCAGAATATCTGTATGGTCAACAAAAAATGCTGTAAGTAATCAGATAATCTTCACCACATATCATTCACTTCATAGAATACAAGAGAGTGATATTCATGTAGATACAATATACTTTGACGAAGCACACAACTCAGTACAGAAAAACTTTATTCAATCTGTAGAGCATTTCTCAATGTATGCTGATCGTTCATACTTCTTTACTGCCACACCAAAGCACAGTCTAACACCATTCAAGGCAGGTATGAATGATAGTGACATATTCGGTAATGTGATTTGTAATGTACCTGCACCTAAGTTGGTCAAGCAAGGTTACATACTACCACCAAAGGTTGCAGTTTACAAGACCAGAATACTTGACAAAGATGAGTTGGTTGCAGACAGAGACAATGAGCAAATGATTGATGCCATAGATAATCTTGATAAGGACAAAGTATTGATATGTGCCAAGTCAACAAAGCAAATTGTTGCACTTGTATCACAGACTGATTTTGTAAAACAGTTGGCAGTTCGTGGTTACTCTTACATGTTCATCACATCTAAAACTGGTGCGGTTATTGATGGAGAAAAGGTGGACAGAGAGACATTCTTTGATACACTTAATGAATGGGGTAGAAACAACAAGAAGTTTGTTGTATTACATCACAGCATACTCTCAGAGGGTATCAATGTCAATGGTCTGGAAGCAGTCCTATTCATGAGGTCTATGGATTACATCGGTATCAGTCAAACGATTGGTCGTGTCATTCGTAAGGGCAATGCTGACAAAGTATTCGGACTTGTTTGTATCCCTGTCTATTCTAAGGTTGGTATCTCAACCGCTGCAAAGGTCGAAGCAGTAGTTGATACAATATTCAATCAAGGTCAAGCAGCAACAAGTGTGGTAACAAGATGAAAACAGATTTACTTCTCAAAATTTATAAGGTGGTTAAGGTTAAACCCAAACCCAAATATAAACCAGTTCGCAAACATTACAACATACACACATACGGATAATCATGAATTTTATTGAACAATTAGAAACAAAAGTTAATTGGGATAGAGTATTTGGAGTTGTTGATTCTTTATACTCAGATAAAGGATTTACATCTAATGCTGATAACTTTGCCAGAGCAACAATGGTAGAAAAGGCACTTGATAAATTCTCAGACATTGATAGAGTTGACCAAAATGGTTATGACTTTGAGTGGGAAGATAAAAAGATTGAACTCAAGATGGGTAAGAATCTATTTTACAAAAGAAAAGACCCAAATGCAACTAAAAAGTTTAAAGTTAAATCATTTTTGAGTGAGACTAAAACAGTTGAAGACTTTAAACAAGTCAGTACATTTGATTGGTTACTTGTCATTGATCTCACAGCAAGAAGAGTTGTAGTTGTTGAGGATGAACATGCAAGGAGTCTATACCAAGAAGGTGCTGATGGTGCTATGATAGAGTTAAAGAAAGAAGATTATTATGAGTGTAATATTGGAGAAGTCAATCCGATACTACCACCGATTAATCTATCATACTTGTATCAACAAGCAGATCAACAATTTTTAAATTTCTAAGATGAGTGTAATAGTTTTAGTTACAGGAGGATTTGACCCAATACATACAGGTCATATCGCATACTTTAAAAATGCAAAAGAACTAAATCCAAACATACCATTATGTGTGGGATTAAATTCTGATGATTGGTTAATTCGTAAGAAAGGAAAATATTTCTTACCAATGTCAGAGAGAAGATCAATCGTCAAAGAACTGAAACCAGTTGACTTGACAATTACATATGATGATACTGACAATTCATCTAACATGGCAATATACAAGTGTTTACAAATGTATGATAAAGTGATATTCTGTAATGGTGGAGACAGAACAAACACAAATTCACCTGAATATCTTAAATTCCAACAGAATGATAGAGTCATTTTTGAGTGGGGTGTTGGTGGAGATGACAAGGTGAATAGTAGTTCGTGGATTTTAAATGAGTTTTTAAGAAGATGAGGGACACAATTTTATTTGGAGATTGTCGTGAGACACTCAAACAATTTGATGAGCAAGCAAGGACTTGTATTACATCTCCACCATACTACGGATTGCGTAACTATGGTGGAGAAGAAAACCAAATCGGTCAGGAACAAACACCTGATGATTTCATTGACCAATTAATTACAGTATTTAAGGAGGTTCGCAATGTGCTTACAGATGATGGAACTTGTTGGGTTAATCTTGGGGATAGTTACTATAACTACAGACCTGGAAAAGGACAAGGATTACCAAGACAAAGTGTCTCAACTACTAAACAAGACTTACCAGATGTGTGTCCTCGTAGAGGAAATAGAATCGAAGGACTCAAAGAAAAAGACCTTATTGGAATCCCATGGCAATTCGCTTTCGCAATGAGAGCAGACGGATGGTATCTTAGACAGGACATAATTTGGCACAAACCAAATCCGATGCCAGAGAGTGTCAAGGATAGGTGTACGAAGGCACATGAATATATATTTTTGTTTAGTAAAAATAAAAAATACTACTACGATAATGAAGCAATTAAAGAACCCGCAAAAGATTGGGGAACAAGAGACAGAACAAAAGGAAAATACCATAACGAAGGAACAGGACTCCAACCACATTCGGGACTTACAAAATCATATCCAACAAAAAATAAACGATCTGTCTGGTCAGTAACCAATAAACCATATCGTGAAGCACATTTTGCCACATATCCACCTGACTTGATTGAACCTTGCATCAAGGCAGGGAGTGAGAAGGGAGATATAATTCTTGATCCATTTATGGGATCAGGAACTACAGCGATGGTTGCCAAGTCACTTGGTCGTGATTACATAGGGTGTGAACTACATGAAGACTATGGTAATTTAATAAATGATAGAGTCACTCCATACTTAAACACTTTAGAAAACTTCTTATGAAGATAGCAATCGTTGGTGCAGGGAACGCAGGATGTATAACTGCATTACATTTTCATAAGTATTTGAAAGAGGATAAAATTGTCGATGATTATGAGATAGATATTTACCACAGTCCAGACCAACATCCAATAGAAAAGGTAGGACAGGGAACTATACCCACAGTTGTTAATTTAATTTCCTCATCATTTGAGAGTAATTGGTATAACAACTCCACTGATTCTACTTTTAAATCAGGAATACTATATGAAGGATGGGGTAATAAAAATGATAAGTTTTTTCATCCGTTTGCAATGTATGAAATGTCAATGCACTTTGTTCCAAATAAACTATCAAAGACAGTATTGAAGTCAGGACACTTTAATGTAATTGATAAGACAATAAAAAAACCAGAGAAAGAGATAGATGCTGATGTGATATTTGATTGTAGAGGGAGACATAATCGTGATAAGAGTAACTATGATAAACTTGTTAATCCTTTAGATAGTGTTCTTCTATCTAAAAAATATGAGAAAGATGTAGATTTAATTTACACACGATGTGTAGCAACACCAAATGGATGGACATTTGTTATTCCAAATAAAGATAGTGTCTCGTATGGTTATTTGTATAACAGCGAGATTACTACGAGAGAGGATGCTATCGCTGATTTTACCTCTAGATTTAATCTAGATTATATTATTGATAGTCTTAAATTTGAGAATTACATGGCAAAAAATATGTTTGTTGGCGAGAGAACTATACTACAAGGAAATATGTATGGATTTATTGAACCACTAGAAGCTACTTCTCTTGGTTTATATCAATCATTATGCAGACAGGCATGGGATTCTATTTTTGGATTAAAAACTGATGTTTATTGTAATCATAAAATGAGAATCATTATGAAAGAAACAGAGACATTTCTATTATGGTTGTATGGTTATGGATCGAAATATGATACTCCATTCTGGACATATGCAAAGTCATTGCCATTCAGTCCTGATGCAAGATTTTATGAAATGTGTAATGATTATCCTAATGATGATGTGTATGGTCAATGGTCTCAGTTTAGTTTCGATATTGTTAAAAAGTATTGTTGATATTACAGTTTATAAACTGTCACAAGAGTCTTGCAATATGATTTAATATAACATATAATAAAGATAGTTAAAACAATCCCATGAGAGTCAAAGTAGAACTTTATGTAGCAGGTCAAACTTTTACTGAAGAAGTAAGAGCAGTTGACTATCAAGAAGCAAGACAAGTTGCACTT